CGTAAGCGAATCCTCGTCCCATCAGGATCAGGTGACTGAGTGCATGAAGCCCTGTCGTGCACGGTTGCTGCATGTCAACTGCCCATAGCAAAGCAACTGTGAGAACACGGCGTCCTGGTTGGTCGGGCGCACGAACGGTGTCGGCTTGAACCAGACATCGCTATGAGCAACCAGTTGCAGGTATTTGGTGTTCAGGAACACCACCTGACCAGAGGCACACCCGTCATCGAAGGTTACGGGTGCACCCTTGAATAGCAGGTTCTGGAACCCGCCGTCAGCCATGTCGGTATCCGTGTACCGAATCTGGCCCTCCAATAGTGCCTCGTACTTCTCGTACAAAGCCTGCGTAGTGACAACGATAGTCGGCTGGTCATTACCAACCGAAATAGTGTTATACACGTTAGCCATGCTGGCCTGAGTGAGCGCGCCACTCAGATCAACCTCAGTGGACTTCCAGAACGAGTTGCCTGAACCAGTCGGGTCGATTCCACCCAGGGTCACACCGGTTCCGCCGACAATGTTGCCTATGCCGTTCCAGTCCTTGTTGCTGTTGCCAGTGCCGTCAGCCCAAAACATGGTGTTCATGTTCTCGATAACGGTTTCCTGCGTCTGGAAGATTTTGCCTTCCAACAGGTCGATGATCTGAGCCTCACCGTTGTTCTTGGCTTCTTCGATACCACTGATCGTCACCGTGGCGGCGTACTGCCCCCACGAATACTCAGCAGCACTGATGCCCGTCTGAGCCGTGATGTCGATGGTGTCTGTGCCGCTGTACGAGCCGGCAGTTGAGTTGGTCCCGTAAATGATCGGAACGACGATCTTCGCACCACCACTGATCCGACGAATGGTCTGGCCGTTCGTCAGAGCGTAGAACAACGGCCTGGCACTGAAGATGTTATCTGTCAGTTTCGGGACGTAGTTTTTTAGCGTGGTGGTAAGAATCTCATCAAAGTTGCTGTTGCCAGCCATGATTCTTTACCCCTTAGGTCTAGGTGCCATGTTCTTTTTTGGCACTGGCGAAAGCCTCACGAAGCGACATCGGTTTCTCCGCTGCCGTGCTGGTGACTACACCAGCCTGTCGTGAAGTGCCGCTCTCCACCTTGGCGCCACGCTTAGACTCGGTCCTTTCCCGGTCCTCATGCAATCTTCCCGCATAAGTAGCCAGGGAACCGAAGTTCATGTGAGCGTACGCCGCTTCCAGGTTCGGTATCCGATTGGAAAGCGCATGTCTGTAAAGAGCATCCGCATCGAAATCACCGTACTTGGAGCGCAGAGCATTGACTTCCTTCTCCAAAGCCGTTTGTCTTGATGTCCTCGTCTGTTGTGCCACCGTCGCTTCCAAAGAAGCGATGCGCTGCTCCTGAGGATCCGGCTCGTCCTCCCACTCATCGGTGGAAGAAGTCTGTCGGGTATCCTCGATGCCGAACGCTGTTGACAACGCAGTAAGCGCACCCTGAGGGTCCGCTTCCAAAGCCGAAACTATTGCCTCGGCCTGCTCCAAACGCTGACGTTCAGATGCCAACTCCTGCGTCTTACGGGTGTAATCCGCCTGGCGCTGGTATCCCTGTTGAAGTTCGCTTAGGGTGACCTCCGACTCTGCACCATCCACCTTGACGGTGTATGTCGAGTTCGCAGGTTCCGCCGCTACTCCTGTTGAAGATTCTGGAGTGTCCATCGTAATGGGTTCCGTTCCTTCTATGTTTTGTGGGCACTAGCCCTCGGAGTCCAAAGGTTGCTCCTAATAGACAGCAGTCGTTGTCCCAGGTTAGCCCAGGGAAGGCAACTCCAAGCCCATCTGACCCTGGAGTTGAGCCATCAACTCGGGCGGTACACCGCCCGTAGGTGCGAAAGCGGGGGGCACACCAGCACCTGGGGGAGGTACAGGCCCTGGTGGCCCCCCTGGCGGCAGAGGGCCGCCTTCAAGGGCGGCCGCTTCGTCTACCGGCTGAGCATCCGGTGGGAGCGGCGGCCCCTGTTCCATTATAAACCTCTGCGGATCCTTGATTCCAAACCCATCCTCCAACACATGCACAGCCAAGGCTGTCGGGTCAATCACCGTTCCCACAAGGGGAGCGATAGCGTTGAGTAAGGATACAGCCTGCTGCTTGCGAATCGTGTCATTCATCGGCTGCGTCGAACCTGCCTCGACACTGAAATCGTACTCGCCCAAAATGTCCTCACGGGTGTATGGAACCCACAACGACCCGCCACCCTTCTTAGCGACACGGGCCATCTCATCACCAGTCATAAACTGCTGCATCAACTGGATGACACGCCGACCCATCTCCGAAATGGAAATCTCGATGATCGCCAACTTGTCCGCAGCACGCGCATTCTGAGCATCAGCGATGATGCTCGCCTCGGTCGCTGTACGCCTGATCTCAGGCATCGCCCCTCGGGCATACTCCGACACACCCGACACCGTGTTGATGTCATTCTCGATAATCTCACTGTAGGAGTAAATCTCCGGCGAGATCGGTGTCTGCGGCATCGGAATGACCACTTCTGACAACGACTTGTTCTCATCCAACACCGGGACCAGGCGTCCATCCTCATCGGATTCCAACGCCTCACGCCCTGCCGGCCCAAACGACCGCTCATGGTACAGGTACTTGCGTGCGTACCGCTTCCGGTCGTTCATCAACTGTGACCGGGTCTTATCAAGTTCCAACTGGAGAGATTCAATCGACTCCAGGTCACCCATCGGGTAGAACAGATCCGGGATGTCATAGTTGCGGATCATCACAAACGGCTGCCCGTACGCGTACGGCATCGGCACCGGATCAACGAGGAAACCATCACTGTTCTCGGAGAACACGGACATCGTGTTCTCCGCAATGTCGTAGAACTCCCAAATGGTGACACGATCCTCGTCGAGAACCCGGTCACGCTCATTCTCATACTGAGAAACATACGCTGGGTTCACACCAGCATCAGCGTCCAGGCGCTTGCGAACAGACGGCTTGTACCGATGATCGTGTTGAGCGTCCTCCAGAGGTCGCACGATCTTCTGAGCGATCCACCTGGCATCATCCATGCAGGTCGCTTCCGGGTCCACAAACATGTCGAACGGGGACACCCGTTCCACGAACGGCTGATCCTCAATAACCATCATTGCCGTCTGCGGCAGATTCGCGTTGATCTCCTCATCGGTCGGCAACGCCCCCGACAGATCAGGAGACTCGAGGGCGAACTCGTCGACCTGCACACGGGCCTCCTGCATCAACAGATCCCGTTCTGCCTCCGCCAGGGAAGTCTCCTGCTCCAGGAACTTCCACCCAATCTTGATCCAGCCATGTCCGAAGATCAGGAAGTCCTTGACGGACCGGCGGAACGGCTTGCGAAAATCGTGATGCCGCCACAAATGGTTGACAACAGCCTCGACGAAAGCCGCCCGGTCATTGTTGGACTCATCGTTCGCTGACACAACAATCTTCGGATGATTCACCGATACGGACGGTGCGATCACGTTGATCGTTGAAAATGCCAGGTTGACAGCGATCAGGTCAGAACGGCTACGCGTCGATTCGGCCCAATGCTTGCCACGGTACAGGTCGATCAGGCGCCACCAGGTCCGATCATACAACTGGTCCTCACGCCACCTGCGGGTACGCTCCAACCGCTGCGTATAGAGCTCATGCAGTTCGGCCCTGGTCTTATGCGGCATCAGAACATCGCCTTCTCGGGCAACCGCTCAATGTTGCGTCCCTGAGAGGTCGCCTCAGCGAACCGCTTCTCATCAACTTCACGGTTCGACAGATGCCGCTCATCAGATGCCAACGTCCGCGACCGCCAACCCTTCTTGGTATCGACGCGGATGCTCAGAACCTTCTGCCGCCACTCCCACAAATCCACAAGTTCCCCCTCAGTTTTCGGCCCTTTTCGACCGATCACATCCTCGCAGAACTCCGGGTAGGAAGCCTCCCTGGGGAGGACCGCCATTACCCGGCGTTGTGGCCGCGCAACTTCGGCTGCGGCTTCGCCGGCTCGACCTTGCCGCTCTTACCATGCTGGTTGAACGGAGTCTTGCGCGGGGAAACCTGGCCGTAGTCGCCAGTCTGCTGGGCGTACTTCGGGCTGTCCAAACGCTGCTTAGGCGAGTTGGGGCTACCAGGCTTCCAGATGGGGTTCTTCACGACAGAACCGCCGCGCTCCATCTTGTTGTTCTGCCCCTTCGCACCGTCGATTGTCTCAGTACCGTTGGTGTGCGAAACAAAGTTCTTAGCCATAACTACCTCTCGGAGAGAACAAGCGTACCTATTAGTCCGTTCGGCGTGTCCCACGCACAACGTGCTGACCGATCCGAAACGGATCCTCTGACGTATCCTCGTTCAACGCCAGACGCTTCCACCAGTCAATCGTCCAGTAGTCGTCGACCTTCTCAACGTACTCCGGGGCATACGCAAACTTACGCATCTGGTTCGCCAACGCCAACGCTATCACCCGGTCATCAAACGGTGAACCCGACATCGAACCTCGCTCGTTGCGGACAAACGTCCGCAACTCGGCCAACGTGTTCCGATCCCGCAACCCCAGTTCACCATTCTTCAACGCAGTCGCCAAATCGTCAATCATCAACGGCTTAGACGTGCGAGTCGTCTTCCAACCGTACTCCTGGGTTATCCGATTCGACACCTTGTTCAACGTGCGCTTCCGAAACAAACGCGGATAACCCAACTGGCGCAACACCGTGATCGTCGTCAAACCATGATTGTTCGACTCGACACAACACAACGCATCCCGATACCACAACCCCAAGTTGAAAACCTCAGTAGCCAACTCGTCAGGAGGAATATGCCCATGCCAGACCGCCACCTGCTCCCCTGTATTCAAATCCAACACCTGGACACACGAATAGTCGCCATGCCCCAAACCCTCCGCCGTGTCCACCCCCATCACATAGCCGTGCATCGCATCCGGCAGCGACCAAACCTCCAAGTTCACGACCTGAACTCCACAACCCTCGGCATCACAGAATGCAGATAGCCGACCTGGCCGTGCCGGCAAGCAGCCCCAAGAGCCTCCAACATGTCCAGATCAAACACGGGATTACCCGACTTCACAAACGCTTCCTCGGGTGTAGTCGGATACTCCTGCGCGAGTTGCCACGGCAACATCGACTGCCGCTTCTCCTCATACCACGAATCGTCCCGATCCTCCGTCGCAGACCACGGAAAAAACATCGGAGCAAACCGGTTGTTCGACGCCGAAGCACCCACCCACAGTTGGTGGAAAAAGTTGCCAGAACCATTCGCAGTAGACAAACCGATGATACGGCCACCCACATCCGCCACCGGTTCAATAGAAGACCACGCCTCCTCAGGGTTCGGCAAAAACGCCCACTCATCGACCACGATCAACGTGGCAGACTCACCCCTGGCAGGATCCGACGCAGACGGCATCGACGTGATCTGTGACCCGTTCTC